TAGAAAGCCGCTTGAGTTGAAGTTGGCTAATCTACAGGGCGGAATTATAGCAGCCATGAAAGAATCTTGCGAAATAGGTAAGAAAGGCGAGATTCATTTGGAAATAATGGGGGGCATTCGTAAATTACTCAAGACAATCTTAGGTGGAGAGCCTGCCGAACTCAACAACGAGCTAGCCAAAGCTAGGCAGGAGGGGCGGGATAGCACAACAAACAGCATCACCATTACCGCGAAAGAGCTTCGTGAAGCCGTTGAGTTTGTAAATCCAGATGCGGACGATCCCGATCAACAGGAGACAGAAGTTGTTATCTGGTATCGCAAGGAGACCACAACCTCAACTGATGGAGACATCTTGCCGATCGGCTGGTATTGCCACCTTGCAGAATATCCAGAAGAAGGGTGCATTCCATTATCCGCAAGCAAGGAGAACAATGATGGCTAATACATGGGCAGAGGAATTTACTAAGTTCCAGTATAGAAATCCAAAAGCCGCTGCAAAATTAGTATCTGCGATGTGGGAAGCCGTAGCGGAAATGGACGAACCTTTCATGGCGTACTGCCTAACCAGTCTGCATACTGCCTATGCACTGGCTTACTCTTTGGATAGTAACGGCATACCGTTGACCTATAAGGAGACTACAGAATGAACATAACCGAGAGAATTACTAAGTATCTAAGGCAACTTGCTCCTCACGCAGCTAATCGTGAGTCCGCTACGCTGTTAAGGGCGGCTTGCTCAGAGTTAACCACCCTACGGGCAGAGATTGAGAAATCTAACATTGTTATGTTTACAGGGGACGAAATGCCTACGTTTAGTTATGGGATGCCTGTAGATGAACTTACTGAAACCGTTACGCCAGACACGTGCACTGAATTGGTCAAGCTGATTCAAATGGGTGTCTCTTTGCGCGATAACTTAAGCGCACAGCTTGCAGAGATACAGAAGCAAGAGCCAACTCTTTTACAAGCTAGGGTTGTGCATGGAAGTGGCAGATATTCTGCGTGGATTGAGATAGCTAAGGATGATTTGTCAGCACTTGAGCCAGAGAGTTGGGAAACACGCGAACTATACACATCACCACCAGACATACAAGCCATGCTAGATGCTGAATGCGAGAGGTCGGTTTCGTTACAGTTAAGGTTAAATGCTGCGCAAGATGCTTGCAGATTAGCCATGAACGCCTTTAAGCGCAATGAGGCTATTGACTGGAGTATTGTTGAGGCATCTGCAGCCAAACCACTATCTGTCGAAACAGATCATCAGGGTAAGGGGTGAGTGATGGAGCTTATTAAGATGTCCTTTGGTTGGGCTTGCTACCATATAGTTATGATAACCCCATTGTCAGGCAATCCGGTATATATGTGGATGCTGTCATGGGCTGGATATTATGCAAATGCAGAAGGTTGATTAGCGTTTCACTTTGTTGATAATTGGGTAGTAGGTTCATAGTGAGTTCTCTATTTATGGAGGTAAGTGAGTGATGGACGCAACTATAGGTGTGTGGCTGCTAATAGCGGTAAGCGGGAATGGGACCGTTCTCAGCCCTGAATCAAAAATTGCCTACCATACAGAGGATGCGTGCACGATCATCGCTACCCATATCCAAAAATTATTCCCTGAGCTTCTTATTGGCTGCGAAGAAGTGGAACTCGTACCCCTGCTGGGGCTTAGTGTATGAGTGTGGCTAATGATGTCAATGATTGCGGGTGGAGTGTGAGTATTGGGAAGGGTGATTGAGTAGCGCAATCGATTTATTGAGCGTAATATCCTTCGGGTGAGTACGCTACAGTCCATCGGTGCAGTAATATTATTTACGGCAATTTTGACACCGCCGATGCTGGTATTTGCGTTTACCGGCAACCTGTTCTGGATCAATTCACTTTCTGTCAGAATCGCCGAGAGACACCCCAAGATAGAGCAATATCAGATTGCCATTGCATTGACGGTGATCGCTGCTATCTGCGTTAGTTTATTGACGATATTTGTAGATTACTGATCCGCCAACTGCCGTAGTTTCTCCCGCTGCCTTTCCAAAGTGCGCTCATATCGTTCAGTTTGCAACTTGGTCGGGCTGGTCAGCTTATCGTAGTTGCGTGCCGCCCTACGCATATTGGCTTTTATTTCACTTGCTTGACTTTTTACATCAAACCCTCGATTCGCCCTCATATTCTCTTTTGGATACGCCCCCACTTTAACGCCAATCGCGTTGAGTCCAGCCATTACCGGCGTGCGGACCTCGCCAATCCTATTCTCTTCCCTGGAAATCGACTTCTCAATACCTGACCATGCGTAAGACTGCATACTGCCCTGCTCAAGCCCAAGCGGATTGAACTCACCTGAAGGCAGTTGTACGTTTAACGGATTCGGTAACGGGACGTTCGGCAGCATCCCTTTGAAAAGGTAATCCAAGCGCTTCTCCATATCCTCGGTGAATGTATCTGTCTCCTGGACAAACTTCTTACCGGTGAACAGTGAATAGCCAGAGATCATTTCGCCCAGCAACGGAACCAACCCGCCCGGTGTCGCCCATGGTGGCAATATCGTGGTGCTATTACCCATGTCGGCCAAGTCACCTACCGGCACCCAGCGACGAATATCCAGATAGATAGGCTCATCACCGTCATGGTTCCATGGCATTCTGATCATTTTCGGCACCACACCCCAGACGTTACCGCCCTTATTCTCAGGCAGCAGCTTCCGCTCTTCCTCGTCATCGCCACCCGCAAGCATCGCGCCTATCGTGCTGACTCCATGATAGAAGGCCAGCAATTTAAGCACCTTCCAAGGCTTCGACTTCAAGGTTTTAAGTGCCATAGGAAGTGCTCTGTAGAAGAACGAGATAAACGGCAGGAAGGTATGTCGTGCCGCCTGTATCCATGGAGCATTGATGTCATAGTTCAAGAAGGAATGACGTGCTATTCTACCGGCCTCGATGTCTGACTTACCGTATCGAACCGCTTTCACAAAGGCGGCTAGCCGGAATATAGAATCCTCGAAGTGATATAAGTCCTCCATTTTTTCGGCGTATTTCTTCGCACCTTTGACCGGAACCGTGCTGACCATCGTGATCAGGTGCATCACATGGGACAGAGTATTCATTTCCTTATTGGCTTCATGCTCCCCGATAAGCTCTGACTTAAGCGCATCCAACCCCTTCTTTATTTCATCACGCATCGCCTCATTCGACAGGAACATACCGCCCAGCGCACCAGAATCCTCGAATCGTTGATATAGCTCGCGGTATCCGTCCCGGTTGTTGTATGACCACACTTTCAATGCCTCGGTCAGATCCACCGCGCGCAGGTCGTGCCAGTCAGCTATTACGAAGTTTGCCATTACATTGTTCATGTGTACCGCAGGGGACCATGCGGTTTTACTCTTCTTCCAGAATTGCAGCATCTTCTCATGCGTCCGGCCAAAAGGCTCAATGCGAACACCCGCAGTCTGGCGAATATCATTCCATACCGTTGCGGGAATATACAGCCCGGCCAGCGTGCCATATTTCTTGGCTTTGGTATTTGGCACATTTGAGCTCGGAACCTGAACCCACTCGTCTTTCCCGAAGCTACGCAGCATTGATTCACTGGCAACCACCTCCTTGCCGTCAGGATTAACCTTGCCGTACTTCTTTGCAGTCCACTCGAAGAACCTACCTACCTCAACGTCATGCACCATCATTTGAAGCGTCTGAGCAACCGCATAGCGTACTTCGTCCAGCTCGCCCATGCGTTGACGTTCGCCGGGCGTAAAGTCGCGCCATACCACCAGTTTATCGCCTTTAGTTGACCTCACTTCAAAAGCACCGGCATGTACCCAATCCCCGAATTTATCAGGGATGGCTTGTCCGGACGGCCAAAAAACCACCTCACGCAATCTACCTAGTGGCTTGCTTTCCATGCCCGGTAATGAATCCATAGCCTCGGTGCTGGCATCGCGTCGCTCAAAGCGGATTACCTTCTTGCCAACCAGCGACTTGTCAGCCTTACCTTCTTGAGTTTTGCGCCAGAACATCGGGTCGCCGCCAACGTCACTCATATTCACTTCATCGAAGATTCCCCTGCCCTTGTACTGATTGCCTTTGATCTTCAATGCGCGGGCACGCATCATCCTCGAGATTACCCCCTGATTGTCCAGAACGTGCTTGGCATAGGTGCGGTGCAGATAAGCCATGTTGTTGCGCTGGAATGCCTCGTTCGACATCTGGCCAAGCCTTACCGCCTCTTCGCCCAGCGATGATATGAGCTTCTTCAAGGCATCCAGAGTCTTGCGGCTTTCTTCCGGTAGTTGCTCAAGCAATGCCTTCTCTATTTTCTCGCTCGGCTTGACCTGCATCCACTGGTAAGCCACGCGACTTTCGGCACGGGTCAGCCCCGCCAGCATTTCCACCATGCCAGCAGATTTACGGTTCATCGCCGCTTCAGCAGCCTTCATTTCAGACTTACGATCCACATACTCTTCGCCCAGCCCATAGTCAGCAATCATCCCTGCTTTGATCTTTTCAGGCACGAATTCACCAACACGCTCTAAGAGCCTATCAATTTGGGGCTCGATGATTTTATTCCAGCCAATCAGCTTGAACGGTGCGGATACTACCTTATCGGTCAGACTGGTATCTTTTTCCAGACTCGCTGCTTTTGCCATGCGTAACAGGCGAGAGCGTTTCTTGGGACTAGGTGCGGTGCTGTGCAGGATATTCGCGTCGTTTTCGTCGAACGTGCCACGGTTGCCGATGGCTGATTTTATTTGGGTTGGGGAAAAAGCTATCCAGTGCCTCCCATCTTTTGCCCCATCATACCCACCAGCCTTTAGAACTTCCGTCATTGACTCGCCGTTTCCGTTCAGCGCATCTGTTGATAGCCGACCAGAATCCCTAAAATTAGCAACCTTCTCATTAAACCAAACATTTTCGCCATCTAAGTGAAGATTGTTTTTACGCAACTCTTCATTGTACTTCTCAACCATATCTGGCGTAATTTTAGACTTATCGGCAATATATGGATTCTTTATTGCAAGATACACAGGTAGTATTTGCGCACCCTCTGGTATCTGATAGTCATTGCGCCAATCTTCCATATAATGATTTGCATCATCTTTTTCTGGTGAAAAATAGAATCCTTCGTAATTCCCAGCACGGTTTGTTTTTTTGGTTTTAACAAACTCATTACCAACAAATCTGCCGGTCCCATGATAAACAACCAACGGCTTCCCGTTCTCGTCCACCACTTTGCTATCTCCAAACCACTTCTTGAAGGCCGGGGTGTCGGTTTGATTTTGAGAAATCTCTAACGAACTATTTATACCCCTCCTATCACCCTTTGAATACAAAATATCTTCCGTATTGATCTTGTCCGTGACATCGTACTGGCCGTTTTCCCCGAAGGTGATATAGCCATCTTCCTGCATTGTCGTAATCAGGCGTTCGGCACGCGATTTATCAATATTGAGATTGCGCATCAGCATTGAAGCGGATGCCCTGGTGCTCTCCCGGGTAACGTATAAGGCACGGTTGTATAGCGGATCACCAACCGCATCACCTTCGACAGCTTTCTTCATGGTCGCCAGCAAAGACATTATCTGTTCATCAGTGGCATCCCCAGCGGCAGACAGGAATTTTCTGACCGCATCAATAACACGCTGTATGACCGCCCTTAAGTTACCCATCATTGTTGTAGGCACTTTGACACCATAACGGTTTAATATCTCATTATGGTTTCCTGTTATCGTTGCTGCGGCAAGTTCCGCAATAGCCTCATCAGTATGAGCTCTATTATTGTATTTCTCCTTCCGCTCTTTAGCTATTGCCTTACCCAATTGCTTAACAAATCCATTGGTTGCAGCCCTATCAAGCACTTTCGATACTGGCGCACCAAGCATTCTGATTCCACCGTGACCCACGACCTCATGGATTGCCACCCACGCAGCACGGTCAGCATCAGATATATTGTCGGCAAACAAGTAAACTGTTTTGCTTGCAGCGTCATATATGCCCTCAGTATCTTCATCGATCACTCCACCCTTAGAGCTATTGATCGCGTCCATAGTTTCAGGGTCAACATCCGCAACTGAGTTGACGATCTTAATTTTTTGAAATCCGATCCAGCGATTTCGCAATGCTTTGGTTGCCCTCTCTACGTCAGAGACAGATAGCGTCGGGGTGCGGTTAGGTTGTGTGCTGAATAACGGCAATCCTTTTGTGGTTAAGGTGTCGCGCAGGGCTGGGGTGATGGTGATGGAGGGCTGGGACAACGCCATCCCAGATTCATTATAAAAAACATCGTATTCATCTAGCTCGTAAGCCTCATCTAAAACTATGTACTCGCCGCCCTCGCTTTTTCCATAAACAACATCGCCTTTTTCAATGCTTTCGGCAGCATCAGACTCATCAATAGAAATTAAATTCTTATCACCATAAGGCTTTAGGTCAACACTCCCAACCTTGCCCCCGCCTAACTTCTTCATGATGTCATTCGCTACTTGGGGCACTATTTGGTCGTAATAGCCTTTCATGCCTTCGCCACCCACTTTGAGGTCTTGGTCGCGCAGGTCAGCAGAGCCAGTTTCCTCCACTTGCTTAATTGCGGCATTTGCAGCCTCTTTGCCGATATAATCTTCAAGCTCACTAAGGTTGCTGATCGTTTCTGTAATTTTTTTATGGTCGTTTAGATCGTAGGCTTTGACATCCCACGTTCCGTTATCGGATATATTCTTTTTGACAGTGATTTGTTTTATCTGCTTACTTAAATCATACCGCTCTGCCTGCTGCCCCCCTGTTGTCCACGCCACCTTGTCAAAGCCGTTCTCTGCGGCGTAGGCAATCATTCGCTTGAGGGCTAGGGCCGTCCATGATTTAGTGTCGGTTACGAAGGGGGCGAGGGGAACTCCATTGTCGCCACCATAAAGTCTAATAGCACCTGCTTCGCTATCGGCGTGAACAGAGCCTTGCTTTTCACCACTACCATTTCTCACAAGCCACGAACCATCTTCATTTTTAGAAGCGGTAAAGTTTTGCTTAAACCCATCACCCCTACCCTTCTGCCCCCAATCAGACTGAATCTCTTCTATAAACAGCACCTTAAAGCCGTCAGCATCAACCCTTTCATTAAATCGAATGTGGGCTAGGATGTTGGGTTGGGTGAAGTGGGATGATCGGAAGTCATCTTGGCTGCGTGTTGCAATCATATCGTCAGTAGCGGCCTTTGCTTCCATTTCCTGACGAGTCTTTGTAGCACCTTCTTGATGAAACACCCAATCGTTTTTATCCCATACATTCCACAATCCATCTTCTTGCTGGCGCACATCCATCCCACCCTTGAGTTGTAATGCTCCCCTTTCAGGCAACGTCAGCAGCAACTCTCGGTAATTTTCTCCACCGGGGAGTTGCCATTTAGCGAACTTGGTAGGGTCGCCAGAACCATCATCAGATGCCGTATCGACGGCTGATTGCAATGACTTAGGCAATTCATCAAAGTCCAGTATGTCTCCGTCTTTATCGAAGTAATCATATTCTTCGTTGTGCTGGTTCCACTCTACCTTGATCCCTTTATCAGAAAATGCTTTCTGTAGCTGTACCGGCTCATCGCCCAGCACCACATCCTCGACCTGCACACCGTTCGCATCAAGGAATGCTTGTACGTCAGACTTGCTAACCTTCTTCTGAGTTTCCAGCCAATCAGTGATGCCTACCGCCTCGATCTCAGCTTTCTTTACACCTAGCTTCGCTGCGTTCGACTTGAGCCACAAAGCAAACTGCTTGCCAGTAACGAATAGGCGTTCCGGCGTTTTCTCTATTGCCTTGCTGAGTTGTGAGTAGAAGGGGTTTTCAAGGGCGTAGTCACCGCTGCGGCTTTGCATAAGTTGCGGCGCGTCGTCATACTTATCGATCACCACCATACGAGCGGCTACGCTGGTATTTACCGGTAGCGATGGATCCATGAATGCACCATCATCAATCTTTTCTTCTGTGCCTCCGACTGAATCAAGCCAGTCGCGGAAGCCGGACGCTTTCTTGTCGCTACCAAAGAACACGCCCTCCCCCATCAAGGCAACCAATCGGCCTCCGGGCTTGAGCAATTCGTAGGCGTGCTGTACATGCTCTGCATCGCGCCGGTCGCTGAATGGCGGGTTCATTATGATACGGTCGTAACTTTCGGACACATCCATGAAATCACGGTCAGCTAGGTTATATCCCTTAGCTTCCAATAACTCGCGTCGATCACCAGCCATTTCCACTACATCAGGTTCAACGCCAGCCTCACGGATGCGATCAGCAATATGCCCCATACCTGCCGATGGCTCAAGTACACTCATACCCTCTTCGATATTCGCAGACTCAATCATTTCATCAGCTACCACCGCAGATGTCGGGAAGAAATCAAGCCCATCATTCTTGCGCCCGATCATGGCGCGCTCCAGCTTCTTGATTTTGTCGGCCACCTTCGGAGCTTCTTGCAAGCTAATAAACTCTCTCAGGGCTGTACGCAATTCAGCAGGGGTTTCGATACCCATACCCGCCAATCGCTTACGGTTTTCGTAGGCGTTTTCAAACTGCCACGGCACCGGAGTCGCTCTATTTTCCCTCCTCGCCGCTTTGCCTAGCTTCTCAACAATATCTGCACCGGCCCTAGGATTAAGGGTTATGCGTTTGTCGTTGTCTCCTTCCCATACGCCGCGCTTTATAGCCTCTGACGGGCTGAGAATAATCATTACCTCGTTGCGTTTAACGGCCAGAGGTATTGCCATCCCCCTGAAATTTGATCGTGCTATTGCGGCATTAGCATCAGCCTTTGAAGAAAAGGTCGCAATCTTCAAATCTTTGGTTCCGAAAGTCGCCACCTTATTCAGATTTTCTTTGGCAAACTTCAGATAAACATTACTGACATCATCGGCCACCTTCATGATTCGCTGGCCAAGCATTTTAGTTCCGGGGTTTACTAATAAAGTACGGCCCACGTTCGCCAAATCCGAACGATAAACAGTATAAGTCGGGAATGTTACGTGATCGGCAACCTCGACCGTTGTTGGATCATCCTTGTGTTTTTCGCGCTCCGCATAGGTGTCATATTGCTTGCGTTGCATATCTGACTTAGCGGTATTTACATAACCGCGCAAGGTTTCAACCTGAATCTTCTGGCGAATGCGGTCGAGGAGATTGGCTTTACCGCTATCGATTGCTTCTGCAATATTGCGCATTGTCTTGGCCAGCGCCTTATCGCTGTTGGCTGCGGCCTCGGCTCTGGCGGCTATTTCTGCACGCCTATGTGTATTTTCCTTGCGGTCTTGATTTAATGCTGTGTCGGCCTTTTCTTCCAGCGCGTCAGCCATTTCGGTTAAACGCTCAACGGCGGTCTGAGATTTATCATCGGCAAAGGCGTTGCGTCGCTCCTGCGCAATATCCTTCGCTTCGGTAGCATCACCAGCCACCAGTTTTTTGAATGCCTTGGCGGATTCCTCAGTACGGAACTGCCAGCCAGGTATCGCACCACTGCCGCGATAGCTTGAGTAGTTTCCACCCAATGTACGTGCCTGCGCCGCTAGTGCGCGGAACTCTTCTTTTGATACTTTATCTTCAAAGTTGAACTGCCACAAGTCATGGCCTTGCTTGGTGTGTTTGGTATGGATAATCTCAGTGGTGGCGACAGCCTCACCGGGGGCGCGGATAAATGAGTCTTTCTGTGATTCCTTGCGTCCATCCCTTTCGGATCGTGAGGCATCAGCCTCCAATTCATCATATTGGATACGCTGCTCAAGTGGCAGCATCATACGCAGGTCATCAACCAGAGTTATGCCGGTTTCCTTACTTTTCGCAATGAGGATGCGTTTGAAGTCCGTTATGGTTTGCGGATTCTCCATCCCAGATTCGGCTTCCTTGCGCTGGGCGGCACGATCTTCTTCATCTTGCTTTATTGAGGCCGCGTATTCGGCAAGGGTTTCATCGGTGGTAGCTTCAACTATATCCCGAATTGCTTTGTCGTATGTAGATTCTTGGATTCCCGATGATCCGTAACTTCCTAATTGGTAATGGAGCGTTTTCCCCAACGTAAAACGTAGGATCATATCGTCGTATGCTGCATCCACAACATCCGCCTTTCGCTCATTCTTGTATCGCACCGATAAGCCTGGGTACTTCTCGAAAATCTGCGGCTTAGTCATTCTCGACAATTCAGCTACCAACGCATCCTTGTTGCTCAACACGGAAGCAAATGCCGACTTAAACTCTTCTGAGGTAATATCGCCATTTCTTACGCGGTCGAATACATCCTGTTGGCCAGCTAGGGTATTGGCAATCACTACGCTTGACGCTTTAACTTCCTTAGGTGCTGCCACTTTCTTGTCGCCGGCCTTTTTAAGCGCTGATGATAGAGTGCTTTGCTCACCAACATTAAAAGAGTCCCATTCCCTGTTTTGGAATCTTTCTCCTATGTTGGGGTCGGCTTGGAAATTAGCTATTCGTTTTTCAAGATGCAGGATGCGGTCGTTTATTTCGTTGGATTTATATATTGCATTCCTTTTCTTTGCGTTCTCAGGTAGACGCTCGGCAAGTTCATCATAGTCTTTTTTTTCTTTCCTCCATGCTTCAATGTCTTTCAGTGCTTGATTAGATAGGTATTTCTTTTCGTACTCTACCTTCTCTTGACGCTTCCGCTTCGCGTATTCATCCATCCGCTTGCTGTATTCGTGCATTCTGCTGGCAATCTCACTTGGCACTTTTTTTCCCGCATCTTCCGCCAAATAGATAACAATATCGTCAATTAAATTTTCAAAATCGCCTCCTACAAAATCAATGCTTGCATCATGCTTGATTGATTGACTGGCTCCGCCAGCCTGCATAGATACATCAGCATGGTCAGAGATTCTTATTTTAATTACTTTGCCATCCTTATTCTTAACGTATAAGTATTCGCTTTTTGAAACAGCACTGCTATCCTGGACTAATACTATATAACCAAACTCCTTCGCATATTTCTTTACTATATTCACAACTTCTGAGTATGAATTTGCTTCTGGAGCAGGTTTAGCCTGATCGCTCTTGCTAAACAGCGCAACGCCATCATCGGGCTTCTCTGCTTTTATTTTCTTATTTATCTCGACAAGATGATCTTGAATTGGAACGGCCTCATATTTTTCCGTATTCAGTGCATCGACCTTCTTTTTGTCGAATGTCTCAAACAGAACTTCTCCTGTCTTTTTATTTTTTACAATCCAGCTTGCGGTCGGCTTGCTTGGCTTCGCGGGTTCGGCAACCCGTTTATTTTCCCCCGTTTCATCGACTGGTTTCTTTGAGGTGTCGATAGCGGCGACAGGTTTTTCAACTGGCAATCCCAACTCTTCCCGCACCAACTCATCCACCATCGCTTGATCGGCCAGCGCATCATCAAGCAACTCTTGAACGGCTTTACGCTCTGCCGACGCTAAAACCTTTTCACCGGACAATATGATGCGGTTCTTTGCCGCAAGAATCTCCTTTACGTCTTTTTCGCGGAATACTACTTTGCCTTTATTTATGGATTCAACGCATGATGCGATAGTCATAACAGGTTCCCTGTAACTGCAGCCATTATAATTTCCAGTACCATTTCATCATCCTGCCTTAGCATTTTTAATGCAAGCGTGTTAGGCGATGGACGATCTACAATTGTCGCTTTGGCAAAACTACTCCCGCCAGCCCCCATAGTGTATTGCTGTTGAGGTGGTGATGCAGGCGGCGTAACTGAGACATCGGCAAAACCAGATAGAGCGACCGCGACCGCCCCGAAGCCGATTCCTTTGGTTACAATGCTGAGTGCGGATAGAGCCATTATTTATTCACAATCTCGCTAACACAATTTTCAGTACCGGCAAACGGGGGATCGTGCGCATATATCTTCCGTTCGTACCTATCGATGCAATGTACCTTCCACGACTTACCGCTGGACGGAGAATATGCAACAGAGTTTTTTGCACACGTTTTAATTGATTTGTGTGCCCACTCCATATTTTCAGCATTATCACACCCTCCGCACGCTAAAGGTATTATGTGGTTAATCTGCCAATCTTTGCAGCCTCTATAACTATATTTCCCGTTCGATGGACATTTATGCCAACGTGCAAAACGGGCAAGCTCTTTTGTGCTACGTTTTATTTTTCCATTTGCATAACGTTTTGGGGTTCCGCAATACCTCGGATCACTGTCAGCATAAACAATCTGAGCTGGGACAATAATAAATGCCAAGGCTATAAGCAGTAAAATTATTTTTTTCATACTCTCGTTACCGTCACGGTTGTTCCATCATCCTCAATGGTTTGATTTATAGACCCTGCGCCGACACCCGCTGATCGAGAGGTATTATCCTTTAGAACTTTCAGCGGTCTGGCTGCATCAAGTCCGTCAAGCCCATGAATCTCATCTATTTTTGTTTGCATAGTTGCCAGGTTTACCACACTTGGCTGTCCATTGTATTCAAGAACGATAGTCTTGCTGGTTGACGCTACTAGGCTTGTGCCTTGGTCGCTATACATATTGACTGTCAAATCGTCAAAACGCGCATCTTTTGTGGTGCTGACATTATCCAGAAGCAAGTCCACAACAGCAGAGTGAATAACTATCTCAGCCGCAGATACAAGTGATATAACCCCCATGTAATTACGGATTCCAATATCTGTTGTAAGAAGATAGGCATACCAAGCACCAAGCCTTGTTTTCTGCGTTACACCATCTGGGTCGTCAATGTCAACTTCAATATGCCCTAACGCATCAGCGGTAAACTCTGTCATCGTTGAGCCATCTAGCCCCCACGCATCATACGCAGCCCACGCAGATTGAGTATCTGTAAAGGTGTATCCCGCAGAGGTGACAAGCCCTGTGGAATTTACGATAGGTTCATAGGCGCTCGTTCCATTTTGGTATGTCGCATCAAGTCTGACTGTGAAGTCGGAAACAAAAGTGTAGTTATTTATATACCCAGCCCCGCCAGAGACAATTGCCGTTTCAATCTCAACATCATCTGTTACGTTGTACAAGCGTACTTTTGTGCCGTCTGCTAGGTTCGGCGCTGATATTGCCACTGTCCCAGTGACTACCGTGATGTTTGGCCCCGTGTTTACGTAGGATGTCCCAACAGGTAGATAAACAGTGAGGCTTCCGCCGCCCGTATTAACCAAAGTGACCGTACCGGATATATCGGCAGAGCTTAATGTATAAGAGCCTGATACCGCTCCGAAAGATATAGTGCAAGTTCCTAGTGTCGGCGCATATACTCCTGCTGTTGGGTATATAATCGTACCGCCAGCCACCCGCTTTGACTCATAATCAAGATAACTCTCTGGTGTCAATGACCATCCTGTGCTTAATGTGAAGTTGATTCCGTCCGGCGTTATTAAAGGTTCTGTATATTGCAGGTTTGCACCACCTGATGTATCTCTCCACGCTTGCGAGTAGTCATATAGTTCTTGCAAAGTTCTTGCGACAGAAAGCACGATTGTCTTTGCGCTCCCTGTTATAGAAACTCCAGTATAAGCTGCTGCGGTCGCTTTGCTGGCGACCACGAAGTTATTAACAGCCATACCATTTGTTTCTACAGATCGGGAGTTCCAATTCCTTGCTACTGTCTGAGCCACATATCCATACTTCACCATCGTCATTGAGTAAGGTGAATAATCTGTATTGGTTATTGCTGTCCGGTAGCAAGTTCTATTGAAACTTGCGTTGTACGTTTGTCCTAAATGCGTACCAGATTGAGTGCCAGCACCATCTAAAGCAGTCCCGGTAGGAGTCAGCGCGACTTGGAATGTGTTGGTTGTGGTGTTTAGCGTCCCTGTTTTAACGTAAATAACCTGATCGTTCGGGATAGCCGTAGGAAGTGCGCCAGTAGTATGAATAACAAGCTCTCCTCCACTTGTGTAAACATCTGAACCTGTATAAGTGACGATAGCTGGATTAGCAGAGCTTATCGTTAATGCATTTTGGCAAGTGTGTGTTGGGTTCGCACATTCAATTTTGTTGTGAATGATGAACATACCCTCGTTAGAACCGAATGGCCCTGTGTATGTTCCATTTGAATCTGTAACTATCGTGCCAAAAGTAGGCTCGTAATCTGGTGTGCCTGCTTTACCTGTGACAATTACATCATTACCGTTTGTATCAGCAACCCTGATTTGCACACCTTGTATGCCAACGGACGCACCATCAACGACCGTTATGTCAACCGTGTTGCCTAGATAATTGTCTGTGTATCCGTCTTTTCCATTGGTAAAGCGCATCCACATGAATACGTTATGCAGATAGCTTATTTCATCAGTGGTTAAATTCCAGAAATAGGCCGCTCCGTAGGTATTGGCATATCCAGACGTTATAATCTGGAATGGCCTTACCCCGCCCGGGATACCATTTACTGATAGGTCAAAAATGTCTTGTCCGTCATAAGCCACTGTTTCACTTGGCACAAAAGAAGTATTAAGCACAGTCAAGAAATCAGCCGCCGCCGCATCGCTTTCAACCGTAATTGAACCCAATCCGTTTTGAGCCACATATTTAGCGGTGTCACCATTTTCGATGTAGAGCGGGACATTGCGAGTTACGCAATCAATATATTCAACAGCATCATGCGTAGTGCCTGCATACCAAGCTACCATGTGGGATTCTGCAATCTCCTTCTGGCAGGTGAGCTGCACGCCATACATATTCCTGCGGCATAGGAAAGCAGGATATAACCAACCTGTCGCTGTATTCTTTGCGAAAGATATTGCCATACCGTCCACACCGCGACCGTTCACCAATTGTCCTAATTGGAAATAGCCGCCAACTGCGCCGTAGAATGTTTTGTCAAGAGTTGTAAAGTTGAGCGCGCCGCCTACTTGCCCGAAGAAACCTGTTGCAGAAATGTTGATGTCGTATGTTGGCACGTTCAGAATACGCTCTGTCACGCCGATCAACCAAGAGCCGTAACCAGCAGCCTGAATATCAGTTAAGTCATAGCCGAATGCATAGGTAGATGTGTTATCTGGTGCAGGAAAGAAAGGGTGGGTTGGGTAGATGTTTGCTGTTGTTCCAGTGTTACTTTCAATAGCCCTACTCTGGCCAGCACCAGTCCCGCCAGTAATCCAAACAATGCGACGCTCAAGTGAAGCTGTAGCGGGTGAGGCTGTCCATGCTGCTCCCGTGTCAGTAATTGATGTAGATGTGCCGGATGTGGCAGTACCGCTAGCATACGAGCCAGCGATGTTTATTTTGCCGCCAACGATGGAGATGGCCATTACTTAACCACCGCTTTTGCCTTGAAATTAGTTGGCCTATAAATACCGTCTAATTTTGTATAGTTTACTTCAAAATCCCACTCAAGAATCTGCTTGTGCGGTTCATGTGATTTCGGCATATTTTCAATCGCCTCTTTCATGCTCCGCGCTAAATCAGTTGCAAGATCCTTGTTTGATTGCTGCATATCCTTGACTGCTGGTACAAGTGCAGAATTTATCTCTTCGCCAATTGAGGGCTGAGTAGGCGGGGTTAAATCTTCCAGATCATCATCATCAAACAGCCCGCTCATCCTAGACACCTTTTCAAGGCTTGCAGCTTTTCAACCCGTTGTGTGGCAAGTGTCATTGCCTTGCGTGCGTTTACCAACTTTGTCTTGGTTTTGCCGCGAACATCTTTCTCAATCGTTATTTTGAGGGTTCTTGGTATATCGGCCAAAGCAATAATGTTGGTAGGCTCAGGCTTAGGTTCTGTTTTCTTGGGTTCGGGTGCTGAGAATATATCCTTCTGGCCTGCTAGGTTATCTTCTGCGGATTGCCCCAATTGGAATTCGGACGCGGCACCCACACTACGATCACGCACATTTCTTTTTTCAGCCTCGGCTTTGGCAGTTTCGTCTGCGTCCTGATCCGCCTTAGCTTGTTTGTCTTTAGCCTTAGTTTGTGCGGCTAGGTCCGCTTCTGTGTAGCTTTCGAGAGTCGCGTTTTTAGTTCCTCCCGTGTTTTTAGTCGCTTCGCCGTCAGGTCGAGTACCTTCTTCTGGCTGTTCGGTGGTAGCGTCTTGAGTTTCGCTTGAATTCCCTTCTTGCCCATTATCTTCTCCTAACCATGCGGCTATTTGCTCAGGTGTGCTTGGCGTGAGGTTATCGAGATCGAGATCATCATTCTCAACAACGCCATCAAAGATGGCATCCGACACTTCTGCTTCGCCATCATTCAGCCCTTGAGCATCTGCTGATGCCATGATACGCGCATCTTCCTCTGCGTAAACAGCATCTTCAATTTGTTGCTGGCTCATGCCGTCAACTTTTATTCCAAGTTTGTCAGCCTCTTCATACAAGCTATTCAGGTATTCATCGTTTTTATTGCGCTCCGCCTGCTCTTCGATGTCGATATGCCGGAAGTTGCGTTCACCATTAATGTGGGCGCGAATCATATCCTTCAATTGCTGAACACCACCGTCTACATCGTTAGTGTCGATAGCAAAGCCTTCAGCGGCCAGCACGGTTGCCAGATCATCCAATCCGCGCCCTGCCTTACGGAATGCAAACTTCCACGCGCCTGGGGCCTTAGGTTCTCCGGTAATGTCCAGCACGCTACCAATATCCACGCCCCCAAGCTGCTTGATGCGCTGCAATAGGTCGCTGGATGCTTTTTGTGGTTTTTTCTGTGCGGGCCTAGATGACTCAAGCATGTCAGCTATGCTCAATAACTCGGTAGAAATAGCATCATCCTTACCCTTAAACACTTTCGCCAACTTCTTAAAGTCTGAAGCTTTGCCTTTGCCGGTCTTGAGCGCATTCTTCGCTTTGTTGATGGCATTTTCCAGTTGCGGCGCAAGCTTTACTTGTCCGGCGTTGCGTTTAAACTTGATTAGGGTTTCGATGTGTTTGCGCAGGACGTTGCTGGATACTTGCTTCGCTAACGGATTCTTAGTATCGCCATCTTTCAGCCAGCCTTTAAATTCATCCATTGACAATGGCGTGATGGAGCCAATGCGATCAGCACCCTTGCCGTCGCTGAAACCAGCCTTGTAAGTAGTCGTTGCCTCGGCTTCACTTTTAAAGCCAATCATGACCTTGTGCTCGTCGAACTTAGTGGTTTTAGCATCCACTTGATCAACTACAAAGACCTCCGCGCTTTCAGGGTTGGGGCCGATGTAAACATCGACATGATCACCGTCAGCGCCTTCGGTGCGCTTGATGTAGCCATAGTGGGCAGGAAGATTTACCTTCCATGCCTTGCCGTCTGGGTCTACACCCTTGCGCTCAGAGCCTTGAGGGTTCTCTATAGCGACATCCATACCGTGAATGGTGGTGTGTCCCTTCTTGTAGTTGCCCGCTTCTTTCTGCCCTTGAGTTGGCTCTGGTAGATTATTTTCTGGCGATGTTGCTGCTTCGCGCGCTGCTTCGTCAATTTCACTCTTCGCGTCTATGACGGCCTTTGTTCTGTCTCCGCTCTGTGCAGTGACAATCTTTCCATCAGATTCCAAAGGTGCTCCGGGCACTCCATCGCGTCCGGTTCCTGAATCAATATCATGTTGAAGAACGTCATTTCTTGCGCTTCCTTCTCCGTCAGGATTCCCGCTCTCAACGGTTCCTGTATCCAGTCCGGCATCCAAAGGTGTAGAAGTTGTGCCATCCTGACCCCCGTTAATAGGAGGCGCAGCTTGTTCCACCGTCGAAGTGGCAGCTTCTTTTCCGGTGGGCTGCGCCAAACTGTCAGCCGCTCCCAGCACCTCATCGGCACTGATTGCGCCATCGGGAATATCACCCTGTTGCGCCTTATTGACGGCACGGGTAAGCATTCCCGGTTTCTTGTATATTCCTGGTGCTGAAGCCATGCCACCCATAGCAGAACCGGCTAGCGTGCCCTCAACAGTTGCACGATCCACGCCCTCCATCACTGGCTTATCCTCAGCGATGTTTTTAAGCATCTGCTCCATAGATGATTGAGTTGCTTCCTCAATGATGCCTTCTTGGACCATTGCAGCCGGTATTCGCTTGTAGAATGGTGAAGTGACACCACCGACCGCACCACCGGCGACTAATGTATCCACATCACGAATGCCGAGCTTGCTTGCCAGTGCGCCACCGTATTTACCGATAGCTGCGCCAAGCACACCGGTCGCAAGGCTTGCCAGTGCCGCCTTACGTGCGTCTACCGACTCATCAAAGTCCTGCATCTGCGAACCAGCCATCATTGAGCCTTCGCCAATCGCACCAGCCGTTACGGGTGCCAAGCCTGCTTTTTTCAGCATGGCGATTCTGCCGACTACGCCGCCTGCTGCGATGATAGGCAATGACTTGACTACATTACCAGCCGTTACGCCGGGGTTGGCGGCATACTCCTTGGTGACATCCCACCAGCCCTTCGTTTCATCATCCCAAACCGCTGCAATATCCTCCTGTCCCTGCTTGCGGATGTCGGAATAGTCTTGCTCCAATCGCTTCGCGTATTCGGATGGATGAAAGCCGGTAACCTTGCCGATCTCGTCAAACAAATAATCGGCCGGCCGTCCACCGAAAACCAGCGCAGGTGCAATATCCAATAAACCGATTGCCGCACCAGGTATCTGCGCCACACCTATCATGAAGTCAGTGGCGGCATCACTTGTTATGGGGTTGGCATTGGCGCGGTTCTGCCGCGCATTTTGTCTGGCATACTCCCCCCACTGCTCATCAAGGATACGACGCGCATTCACACCTTCCGGCGTATTCGTCTTGGCTAGCACGATCAATGCATCACGCCGTGCTTTTGCTTCTTCTTCCGCTGGGTCTACCGTGGGTAGCGATATGTCCTTTACGGCTTCTGATCTAGTTTGTTCTGGCAGGATGTCATCATTGCTTTGCAGAAAGCGTGACGTTTCCGCCATGATGTCGCGCTCTCCTCCCTTCGGGGCAATCAGCTTATCAACTGAAATATCAGTAGCGCGGTCGGTGGTGGTGGTCACACGGCCATCATCCACTTGAAGCACATCCCTTGGCGATGGTTCTTTGGATGAAGCAGGTAATTTCTCGGCACGCTCCGCAATGGTTTCAGACGTGATAGCGTTCTTTACCTTGGCGATTGTCGTACTTTTTTTGGATAGATGGTCGGCAATCTCCGTATCAGTCACCCCAGCTTCTCTGGCTTTGCTGATTTGATAGCCATGCAGGTTTGCAAGATGATCTGCTATTTCCGAATCAGGTACACCCGCATCCCTCGCTGCCTTTAGGTTATATGCCACTCAACCCTCCGGAGTTAGTCAAAATCCGACGCTTTAACGCCGGGCTTTCTTGTTGGAGTGCGCTCTAGCGGCTCAGGATTCTGCGCCATATATATAGCAAGCCCCTCATTGGTATCGGTGATGCCTTGCTCGGACATCCAACGATAAAACGCCTTCTCTTTTGCCGTATTTCGATTCACCAACTGCCTGCCAGTAATTGGGTCAAGTTTCGGCGTACCATCTTTACGCAATACAGGGTCGCCAAGAACTGTCGCCACCTCGCCACCCTCAACTTTATATTCTGGCTTTTTAGAGGCATCAGACTCAGATTTTTTCTTGTCCGCATTTGCTTTAATCATGGAAGCATCCGCCTTTACCGCATCCGCATCCGCTCCGATACGATCAGTTTTATTCTCAAACCCGGCCTGCGCCTGCTCGATCAGCTTTTCCAGCCCGACTGCCGAATTCAGGAAGTGTGCGGTATTGATGGTTTCTCGATTACCTTTTTCATCTTCCAGCGTGACCAGCTTGGTAGGAATCTTCACGCCGCCCACTTCAAACTGGCCATCCTTCTGCTCCACCAACTTCAAGCGATGATTACCCATACTGTTGTAAGCATTCACCCCGCCCAGCGCATCACCCTTGTTCATCAAGGCAACGGCGCTATGCAATCCTTCCGCCTTCATATTTGACAAGGTATTCTGAAGATTCACCAGCCCGGCAGTATCCATCTTGCCGTGACGCAGATCGACCTCTGCGCGTCTTTTCAGATACTCAATGGTATCGGCGATATTGGGCTGACTTGGTATGTTGTTGGTCTGGGTTGGGATGTTGGATGCACCGGCAGACTTCGTAATGCCGCCAGCGGGACCCGGTTTCGTGCTTGGCTTCGCGTTCATATCCCCAACCAAACTGACTTGTGGGAATGAACCGCCTGTTTTCGACTGACGCTCTGTGGTTGCGGCTGTTCGTTTGGCAATATCTGCCTCTGCACGCTTTGCAGCGGCCTGCTCAGGGGTTGGGATAGCGTTTAGCTCGTCCTGATACCCTTTATTGACAAAACCCTGCTTGAAATCCTTGGCAGTACCGTATGCGCTCATGACCCCCCCATTAATTTGGCTTTGTGGGTTTTAGCAGCCCAGCACCAGCGCCAACCACATCACCAAACTTATTCCAATTCAGACCTTCTCTTGCCGTCTCAGCATTAAACTTGTTCGTTAATGCCGAAGATTCACCTAGAGAAAGATTGCCGGATGCGCCGTATCCACTCATGGCAGTAGTCAGCCCACGACTGGCTTGATTCCCCACCACATTGCCTTGATTTACCACGCCTGCACGTAGCGCGATACCTCTGTCCCGGATGCCTTGCCTTGCCAAGTTCATTTGACTCGCCTCGTTCGCGGCTTGATCCATATCAATCTGCTTGTTCAAATCAAGGGCACGGCCTGAATTCGGGTTGATGCCAAACCGTGCCAGGTTGCGATTACTCTCATCGCGAACTTTCCTGTAGCTTTTGCGAACCAGTCCACCTGCCGCGCCTGCAGCACGTTCTTGATTATCGGCGGAGTCAAAGTTCAGGGCATCATCAACGAACTTATTTTCTACCGGCTGGTAGATGTCTTGAAATCGCTGCCGATCATCCGTTGCCCACCCTTTTGCAATATCGCCCAAGCCCGCTATATTTCCTGCTTGTGTAGCGATATTGGCAGGTACACCCGGCGCACCGCTGCCGCCGAACAATAAATCTTGAACGCCTCCGAATATTCCGCCGCTCATACTTATCTCCTAATCGCTATCAAAAACTTCTACCTGAATTCTGAAAATAATCAACCCTGCATTAGCGTTATTATTTCGTTTACTTTTTTGATCACATCCGGCAGCGTTGCGTTGTCGGGTAGTGGCTTTATTTTTACCCCTCGAGTACCGCGCAACTCTTCAATATTTTGCTTTATGGCAGACAAAATCGAATGAACACCTTTAGGTACCGCGCTACCAATTGCCCCGATCTGCTTCACAACTGATCTCCCAGCAACGTCCTCAGTTCGCGTGCGCTTTGTGCAACATACAGACCATGCACAGGAATGTTACCGCTCAACCTGAACTCCAACACCCCGGACTTGAATCCAGCCGGTAGAGAAAATGATGTATCGTTCTCAATCGCACGGCTGTATTTTTCCTCACCGTCTGCATAAAGAGTGAGTCGTAAAGACTTCGAAGTGTATTCAGCAATCGAACCGCCACGTAACAAACTTCCGTTAAGCGCATACTCATTGAGCATAGAGCCGTTCAATTCACCATCGGTAACACCGGAAGTCAGCACAACATCGTTATAGGCGGTATCCGCTGCCACAGCATCGTTAAGTAGGCTCACACCATCAAAATCTCCGTCTATCTTGGCAATCGAGTAATTGACTGGTTTCGACACATCAATGCCGCTTTTCCAGTCAAACGGCAAGGAGTTATAAGGATGCGCATCCCACTGATAGATAACCGCACCCTCTACCACATATAGATTATTGGTTTCCTCATCTACATAGCTCGTCGAGATAGGCACCGATGTTGTTGTGAAGGCTTTTGTGGTGGGGTCGAAAATAAAGCCTAGTCGCGCATCAGCATTCAGGTCATGCCAGCCCAGCACAAGGCCATTGTGATAGTCGCAGCGCAATGTATCAGGCTTTAGAGGCAGCCATTCATCGCGCGAAAATATTCCTTCGGTTACCACCTTTGCGCCACCCGCACCCACGAACGCCAATCCGTTCGGTGATGGATAAATCACGCCTACGCCCACATCGACCATCCCCAGCGCAGACAAGCAAGGCTCAGTTAATTCGGTTTCTTCCATGCTCAGGCCGGATGGGTCTGTACCGGTGATGACATACGGCAGTCCTTTGCTCCCCACCACAATGCTGGAACCATAAGAGCCAATCGCCACCGGCTCGAACTCACAAGGAAGGCGGTAGCCTATCGGCCAAGCGTGTGGCTGCCACGGCACTGAAAAAACGATTTCATTGCCGCTGATTGCCGCGTTATAGCCATTCGGCAATACGATCATGCCCTTCATATCAGCAGGTGGCATCACCCATCCGACAGAAGGGATGGGTTCTCCTAGATCAGCATCAGCAATCGTATCGTTATAGGTTGTCGTGCCGACTGGCAATTCTGCGACGAAGAAATACTCGCCATCCAGTGTGCGGTATATGCGTCTGGTCATACCAGAAGTATTATGTGGCGCAACCCTTGACCAAGTACCGCCAGAAGTGTAAGTCTGCGCTGTATTCAGCAATATCGTGTAATGCGTCGCATCGATCACTTCTTTGACCGGAAAATTGCCGTTCAAGTCCGTCATACCGAGAATGCTGGCATGGGTAATCTCTTCGCCTGCGCGCAGGTGTTTTGTAGAGGTCGTGGTTAAAGTAACGATACCGCTGGCATGGCTTGCCGCCGTGATCGTCGCCGTGTTGATCGGTGCCGCATTTAATGCGCTCAACGCCCATGTATCGTCAACCTTACCGCTTGTTACGGCTGACACCGGGCTTGGCGCACTCTCCTCCCCCCACGGGGTAACAAAGGTTTCCACATACGCACGGCTAGTTGCCGCCCCGACACCGCCTGATGGTGTGACAGTCGGCGCATCCAGTGGAGCAGATACCCCCAACACAAAGCAGGAATCCGGCATCACCCCGCCACCCGTGATCGCTTTGGTCAGATTAGTGGTTCTCGGCTCATTGTCGCCGGTCCAATAGATTCTGTTGTCCGTATCTCCGGCTATCTGGCTGCGAACACAATTTACGTCGGTGAGCCAGCTTAACCAGTAGTCACTTACCCCGTCGCTCATGCGGAAAATGGTTTTAACATCCCCGGAGATAAGTGCGTTATGAGTAATATCTATCTTATCCAGATAGGAACGAAGCGCACCGGAAAAAAACCGGCAATTATCCGCAACAGCGGCCATACCGGTTGATAACAATCTGCTCGATAGTTTGGGAGCTATTCCAGTGAAGGCAGTGATTCTAGGCATTTAGGAGTATTCCCAAACAAGAATAACGCCAGCCTGTCCATATGCCGCGCCATCTCCGCCGCCGCCGCGCCCATTAACCCCTGTCTGTCCTGGGTGATTTAAGCCATCCATAACGATAGAAGGACCGCCAATAGATAATCCTTTCTTGCCGCCTACCGCAGAAGCAACAACACCAAAGGATGATGCCTGACCATCAACTCCTGCGCCAACAGCCGCTCCTATTACCGCGTTGTATGTAGCAGCAATAGTTGTCGTTTCCCCCCAAGCAACTTCGCCAGCCTGTCCTCCAAGTGCCTCTTTATACTGCACAAGTGGCGCACCGCCACCGCCACTAGCAACAACGCAAACAACCAATCGCTTTGTTTCTGCGTGTGTAGCCCAAGCTGGATCAGACGCAAGAATCTCCGTGTACCGAATCAACCTCCCTGATGGGTCTGGAAGTTGTGTCAGCACCACAAAATCAGTGCCGTCATATTCAACATCCATTAACTGATTTATCAGCATGGAACCCGCAACCTTCGCACCCACAACGTCATAACGCTTAACACTCTTCGCGCCCAAGCCGCTTACATTCAAAGTCGGCGCAGAGGTGCTGGTAGCATGTGCCTTGATTCTGTATCGCTGCCCAGCGGCATAAGCAGTCAATGGCATGGTTGGAGTAAGTACATAAGCCGGTTCTGTACCGGTAGTTGTAAAACCTGTGTGAGTTTGTGACACCAGCGCATCAACATCTTGCTTGATAAAGTTAGCAGGATTCACCAAAACAAAATCAGACGCACGCTTTTCAAGCAAGCAAGGATAATTCGCTGAAGGAATATCCTTTGCCTTGAGTGCCGCACCATCTGGACGAACAATAGCTACTGCGCCTTGCCCGTCGATATTCAACGTCGCCGCGCCCGTATTCGCTCCCGCCGCAGGCAACTTCCACAACGATCCCACCACAGCTTGCGCAGTCAAGGCCGGGGTTGCGCTGGCAGTGATGGCATCCACACCAACCACCGAGCCGAGGTAAGTCTCGGCAGCACTCTGCAAGTCGGTTGATTGCATCAATGACTCCATCGTGCTTTTACCATTCCGCGCCTCGATTCTTGCACCGGCAAGGTGAGCCACGCCACTTGTGCCATCTTGACCGCGCACTATATCCAACGTATCGCCGGTAACACCTGTCGCATACATGATTTCAGAAACATTGTCCGATGAGTTCAACAGGACGATACGCAACTTCTCATCAGCGTTGATCGTTCCGAAGCGTAAACCATGTCCAGTCGTAAGCGGCAATGTCACCTGCGTATTGTCAATACCAGATGCCAGCGTCGCCCATAAATTATTTCTGAAAATTTCCATTGCTGATCCTTACAAAAATCTAGGTGTGGTACGCAGCCGACCTCTACCAAGGCTTTTGGCCGCATGAATCTTTGCTCTTGCAATGCCGGTACTAAACTCACCCAAATGGAATGCTGATAAACCAGAGTCCGTCCACGGCTTCTTCTGCATGGCGAATAGCTTGGCCTTTGCCCCGTGCGCGATTTCTTCCAGATACTTCTCGACGATCCAGCTTTCCACGCCATTAGCTGCTCGTGTGGGTTTGAGTGCCACCTTCATGGTCAATGCACCTGCGATAGCCGCATCAGGCTTCTTGAACAATATGATCTCGGATTCGCTCTCTTGCAGATAATCCGTAGGGGTGCCGGTTTTCTCAGTCCAGTTATCGTATCGGCTGGCGATGTCTGTCTGTATCGCTGGCTCCATCTTCCTGCCGTCATAGTATGCGGTTATCACCGCACACACCAACGTCTCGGTTGCCGGAGCAAATGGATAAGCTGCCTGTAACGCAACAGAATCAATCGGCGCGTGATCAGTCACCCACACCTTGCTTTTATTGCACAACTCGATCACCGCGTTGCGTATCGCAGTCTTTGCAATCGGCAATGAGCAACCCGGCACATCCGGCATGACTTCATTAAGTAAAGTATCGGAAGTAAAAAGGGTGGTTGTCATATCGCCATTACCCGTTGTTCAAATAACTGGTTATAACCACTGGCCAAACCTTCAGATACCGCCTCGTCGTCACGCATTTCACAGCGGAACCGAATGTAATCCTCTATGACTGATGTGTACTGAAAAGGGAGCGGGAAAAAATCATCAGCAGTTAGTGGGGCATACTCAGATGTGTAAGCGCCGAATCTAAGATCAGGGCGCAATTTGTACGTTATCGCGATAGCTTCATTGGCATAAACGATGGTCGCTGAATCAGCGTTCCTTTGCTTGTCGTCATCGTTAAGCGATAGGCGTGCTTCGTCCAGCACGTCTTGCATCGTTTTGGTAGCATCAACATCAACATAGATAGTCATGTTTGCCTTTTTTTATGTGAGTCCTGTGCCATCAATAATCCACTCTGTAGCAGATATTTTCAAAGCTTTAGCGATTCCGTTTGCTGCTAAAGTTCTGGATCCCGTTGTCCCGGCTCCCGCAAGCCTCATTGTGTCGGTGGTTATTGCAATTGTTAATGTTCCGGCGCTATCTTGATTTACGAATGTAAGCTCTGTGCCAATAGGATAGGCAACGGAAATATTGGCTGGAATTGTATATGTCCTTGCGGTGGTGTCAGCAGATGGATGTAATATGTGCTTGCCTGAATCTGTCATTACCAATGTATATGCGGTGCTCTTGCTAATTTGAGGCTTTTCTCGTAAACCTAAAGCACGCCATGTAGTT